AGCAACAGAGATTTGCGTATATAAAGTACCATCAGGAGATGTGCTTGAAATAAAACGTTATGATGATCCGGAGAAGTACCACTATCATGCAAGTTAAATTACTATCGTATAGCAAACCAACAGAAGAATACCAAGAAGAGGGTTTATTAGATGCTCAAGACCTCATCGCTTTTTGCGCGCGTGTCTCCAATCCAAGCAATCAGCTCAACTCGGAAACATCAGAGAAACTCATCAAATACCTCATCAAACACAAGCACTGGTCACCGCTCGAAATGGTCTCAGCATGCATGGAAATCACCACAACAAGAGACATCGCAAGACAAATCCTTAGACACAGAAGCTTCAGCTTCCAAGAGTTCAGTCAACGATATGCTGACCCTACTGATGACTTGTCGTTCGTGGTTAGAGAAGCACGATTACAAGATCCAAAGAATAGACAAAACTCCATCGCTTTGGAACCGACTATCGGCAATGCAATGTTACAAGACGAATGGAGAGATAGGCAACTTGAACTCATCAAGCTTTCAAGAGACACATACAAGTGGGCTGTCGATAAAGGCATAGCTAAAGAACAAGCACGTGCTGTGTTACCAGAAGGAAATACAGTATCTCGCTTGTATATGAATGGCACGTTAAGGTCATGGGTACATTTCATTGAACTAAGATCGTCCAATGGGACACAAAAGGAACATATGGACGTGGCACGAGGATGTGCTCAGGTCATCTCCAAGATCTTCCCTTTGATGGATACATTGGTCTCAAAAGACTGACACAACCAGGCGCTGCCGGTGTGTTAGAAAAAGGTTAACAAAATCAATGACTTAGAAAAGGGCCCCTCCAGAGGTCCTTTTTTTTAACTTTTTTTACAGGGTGAAACGCTCCCAGATGACGAGCCGTCCGTGTAAGTATATGATTCCATTAGCTTTTTTATTTACGAACTATTTTAGGGGGCCCCTATGTACAAACTGCGGGTTTCATGGTATAATGGTTACATAAAATGAAAAAAGGAAAAAACTACATGATGACAACTTTAGAAAAATTAAATTGGGAAAAACAAGCATACGGTATGACAGCAGCAGAAGTCGACCGAATGGTAAAAGAACAAGCTTTTCCAGGTACTGAGATGATGTTTGCAGCTGGTATGTTAAGCGATGCTCAACAAATCATGGATCCAGAATTCAACCAAGACGGTTGGGTTTCTCCAGAAACAGCAAATCAAGCACGTCAGTACATGAACATTGCTAAAAAAATTATGTTCGATATGATGGATCAACAAAGAAAGGCAGCTTAATCATGACTAATTTTACAATCACTCCAGTTTTGAAAAAGAAACGTACTAGTAGCTATGTGTTTACTGCTGATGCAAGTTCAGTGGCTGACATGCAACAAATTGAAATCATCAAAAAGACAGTTAAAGCAATGAATGAGAATCTTGCTCAGAACCACAAGTATGCAGTATTGCGTGCACAGTATCAAGGTTTGCCATTGCCTAAGAAACCGCTTCGTCAACGTGTTCGTTTAATGGGACGTGGACCACGTCGTGTAGCAGCGATCGCTGATGGTCAACGTAAGTATCAGTATGATTCATACTTGCCACAAGCTCATGCTACTCGCTTTGATGTTTATATTGCGGATGTACGATAATGAGATACAATGATACAGTGACTATGGTGGATGGTGTAAAGATTACCATCTGTGAACCACGCAAGATTAAAGCAAGTGAACGTACGTTCATCAATCGTACAGGAACTATATGGAAGATTGGTGCACGCAATGCGAACCTTATAAATCAAGGTATTAAGAAAGGCAAGAAGTAATGAGCAAGATGGCTGAAATCGCATATGAGATTGAAGAGCTATTACGTAAAGGTTACAAACCTCTGACTGTGGCTGCAATGCTCAATGTGCCAGTAAAATGGGCTGAGGATGTGGAAGAGGATCTAATGCAGCTTGCAAATCCTCGTTTTTATGGACCAGATTATGATTAAGAAAGGCGGATAGAGTGGTGGTTTATATCAAGCAGTCGAGGTATCTGACCGCTGCAAAGCGCGAAGAGTTGTACAACGCAGCAAGTCTGTTTTTAAATGAGCTTATGGGTAAGAAAGACCGTAAGGTCTACGTTGAGATTTCAGTACGTGGTAAAGGTTTAAAGGATCACGTAGATGGTTATTGTCTCTGCACTGAGGATCATCCTAATGGTAAACCTAAGGAGATCATGGTAGAGATCAGGGGTGATAAGGGATTGGATCATGCTATCAAGTGCCTAGCACATGAATTGGTCCACGTTTGGCAGATGGTTACTGGTCGCATCGATAATAAAGTCTATAAAGGTGATCACTATTATTCGCCTTGGGAAATAGAGGCAAGAGAATTAGAAGATCCTCTATATGAGCTGTATGTAAAAAATAGTTAATGTCATTCGAATCATGTAGTACTTTTGAGGGGGCCCCATGCCCCCTTCTTTTTTTATATAAATAGAACAGGTTCAACTATAAGAGATCGATATGGCATTAGGAACATCAGGCGCAGGATCAGAAGTCACTGCATTGGCAGAGAGTTTACAAGCATACGTATGCGCAGCTCGTCAACACAAAGGATCTGATATTGATAACATCTATGAAGTGACAGATAAGACAACACGAGATGCAGATTGTGATAGACCATTAAGACGTTGCCTAGATGAATTAAATGATGAGTGGAAGTATAGCTGTATCACCACAGCAAATCAAATGTTTAAAGATATGAAGCTGAGCGGATACAATTTTACGCGTGGATCAAAGGTTGAAGATGTCGTATATTCTGAATTTAGAAGATTTAAAAAAGATAGCGGTCTAAGCGGCGAAGATAAGTGGAATCCTGCAGATATTTGGGTAGTAAAAAAGAATTTTAAGATTAAGACTGGTTTCAAAGGTCTTAATGAATTGAATGCATATATCTACGATGCATTTAAAAAGAAAGATCTCATTGGTGTATCATTAAAGAAAGTGCCAAAGGGTAAAGCACACGCAACAATCTTTAACGATGGTAATCCACCGAATGCAAAGTTTAAAGGTGTAAAAGTAGGTAAAGATATCGCATCATCTAAGGATGCATACATAGAGTTCTCATTCGATGGCAAAGATGGTATGATTCAGCTTCGTAACTTCTCTTCTCGTCCTGTACCATCTTCATGGCAAGGCGAGATTAAAGGTAAGTCAGCTGCTGGTGGTAAAATTGGCGGTGGTATTTTGATTGAAGCTGCTGAGGATTCAGGTATACCTAAGAAAGATATTACTAAACCATCTGATTTTAAATCACGCATCGATAATCCATCTGAAGAAGATGTTAAACAACTAGCTGCTATGTTTAAGATTGTATCAGGTACATCTGAATCTGTCGATAGTATATACAAACAAGCCAGTGCTCAAGCCGCAAAGGATAAAACTTGGTGGATGTCTAAATACTTGAGTGTTGCATATTGTTATGCCATAATAAAAAATAAAAAGGGAGATGCTGTAGCCAAATGGATCTACGGTTATGGGTCATCAGCGACCAAAAACAGTAGTATATTTGTAAAGTATAGCGATTAATATATGTTAACATTCAAAGATTATATAAACGAAGAACATGGCGCTGGAGAATGGGGAACTAAAAAGTTAACCAAGAAATATAAGAAAGATACTCCAGGAGAATGTTCTTGTAAAGAAGAAACAGAATTAGATGAAGCAGCTATCGATGCTAAAGGACATAAGTCATCTACTGGTGGATTAACGCAGAAAGGTGTTGATGCATATAATAGAGAAAATCCTGGACATCATCTACAAACTGCTGTAACTACTAAACCTTCTAAATTAAAACCAGGAAGTAAAGCTGCTAAGCGTCGCAAATCATTCTGTGCTCGTATGAGCGGAGTAGATGGACCTATGAAGGACGAAAAGGGTAGACCAACAAGAAAAGCACTAGCCTTAAGAAAGTGGAATTGCTAAGATGAAAACGTTTTTAGATTTTTTAGTTGAAGAAGCCGAAGAAGGTGCTAAGCTTAAACACATTCACCATGCAGAAGATCGTCCTTTATTTCATGGTTCTAAGGGCTTTGAACATGCACATGGTGCATTAGAGAAAGCTCATAGCCATATCACAGCTAAGAAGAATACATCTGACTTAACAATGAAGTATGATGGTTCACCTGCGGTTGTATTCGGTCATCATCCTAAAACTGGTAAGTTCTTTGTTGCATCTAAGTCAGCATTCAACAAGAATCCTAAGATCAACTATTCGCACGAAGACGTTGACAAAAACCATGGTCATGCGCCAGGTTTGGCACACAAATTAAAGTCTGCACTAGATCATTTACATAAAGTAGCACCTAAAAAGGGTGTTTATCAAGGTGATATCATGCATACACCTGAAGATCACAAGACTCATAAGAACGGTAGTGTATCCTTCACACCTAATACTATCACCTACACAGCACATGGTAAAGAAGCTGAAGCAGTTAAGAAGTCTAAAGTTGGTGTTGTAGTTCATACGAAATATAATGGTAAAGATCTACATAACATGTCAGCACATCATGATGTAGACACACACAACTTTGGTCATCACGCAGATGTGCATTTAAAATCTGCAGAACATGATACAGCACATGTAAACTATCCTGAAAAAGCTCAATCAGAGTTTAGTAAACACCTATCTGCTGCACATGCTATACATAAAGAACATGGCAAGACAATGTATAAAGGTACAGAGAAACATCAAGGTGAAGCTGGTCACTTATCAACTTACATCAACCAAACCGTAAGGACTGGTGAAAAGCCAAGTGCAGAAGGATTTAAGAAACATCTAACTGCTGTACATGGTAAGATGGCTGCAAAATTAAAGTCAGCAGCTGGACAAGAAAAGAGACATGCAGAAGGCGCTGAACATGTAGCACACGTTGAAAAGAATAAAGAGCACTATAGCAATTTGTTTAAGATGCATGGTCATTTACAAAAAGCTAAAGACACCTTAGTTAAACATCTTGAGACTCACGAAGGTGGGTTAGAACATCACATTGAAGGCAAGAAATCCAAGCCTGAAGGTTTTGTTGTACATCATGCTGGTGAACCAACAAAACTCGTTAACCGCGCAGAGTTTGCAAAGGCTAACTTATTAAAGGTAAGAAAATGATGCAAAAGTTTATAGACTTCCTAATCGAAGAAGCAGAAGCTAAGCATGCTACCATCGCATATGGTCGTATGAATCCTCCAACAACTGGTCACCTTAAAGTAGTTAATAAAGTACAAGAAGTGGCTAAGAAACATGGAGGTGAACATCATATGATTGTATCACACTCTCAAGATTCATCCAAGAACCCATTATCTGGTGAACAGAAGGTCAAACATCTTAAACGTTATGCACCTGGTGCAAACATTCGTTCATCATCAAAAGAAAATCCTACTCTGTTCTCACATGCTGCTGAACTACACAAGAAAGGTGTAACACACCTACACGTTGTCGCTGGTTCAGATCGTGTGCCAGAATATAAGAAGAAGTTTAAAGAGTTGAATGGCAAACCAAATAAAGAAGGTCATGTTCCATTCCACTTTAAGAAGATCACTGTACATTCAGCTGGCACACGAGATCCAGATGCTGAAGGAGATACAGGCATGTCAGGTACAAAGATGAGAGCTCACGCAAAGAATAAAGACTTTAAGTCATTCCGTAAAGGAGTTCCATCACACGTATCAGATGAACATGCACATGAATTAATGCACGATGTACGCAAGGGTATGGGCCACAACGATTAACCTGAAAGTAATATATCATGTCTACAAAAATCCAGCGCAAAAAGAAACAGCGCACTGGTTGGTATGAGATAGAGTACGAAGAAGCAACAAAGCCTAAAGAAGTACCTTCTAAAAGAGGTAAGCTTAGGAAGTACTTTCCCATGTCAGTAACACATACTAGCATGAGAGAAGAAGAGTATAAAGATCTGGCAAGCCGCATTATTGGGTTGGATCCAGAAAGCCATAGGATGACTATATTAACATCAGAAGGTCAACGCGAATGGGACCAAGATGATGATGAAATAGATTGATGTTGTAGCCACAATTATTATAAATAAGAGTGAACCAGTTATATTGAAAGAATTGAAATAGAAGCTGTTAACTGGGACCGCTTCGCAAGATGTTCAATTCAATTATTATCACACGTGGTTAATGGGAAAAAATGTTAAAGTTTAAAGAATATTCACAGGAATTTGATGAAGTTGCTGAGTCCGTACAGCTTACGGATGAAGAGCAATTAGAGCTCACTGAAGTCTTAGATACATCTGCACGTATCAAGAGAAAGCAACAATTCATCCGCCGTGGAGCACGCATTGCCATGGCTCGTAAAGTACAGCAACGTAGATTTGCTAGTCCTGAGCGTATCAAACTTAGATCGAAACAAAGAGCAAGAAGCCTCTTGATTAGACGCCTTTATCAAGGTCGTAGCCGATCACAAATCCCATTAGCACAAAGAAAACAAGTAGATATTAAGTTAGGTCGCATGAAGAATGCTGTCAACCGTATATCTCAAAAATTAATTCGTCGTGTAAGACAGGAAGATATTGCACGTAAGTCTCATCAGAAGAGATTGTTGCCTAAATTTAATTCAGCAAGTCAAGTGAGCTTTTAATAATGAAACAGTTTAAGGAATACCTTCGCGAGTCGAGCGGTAAAGTAACCATCACATTTGGTAACTTTAATCCACCCAATGTTGAACACGAGAAGATTATTAGTAAGGTACATGAAGTTGCCCAAGGAGGTCCATATAGGATCTATAGTGCACAAGAATGTAATGAGAATTTTCCATTAGACTATAACACTAAAGTTAAGTTTATGCGCAAGATGTTTCCGAGACATGCTCGTAACATCATCAATGATTCAAAGATTGTAGATCTATATGATGCGCTAGATTCTTTATATGAACAAGGTTATACACATGTAAACTTGGTTATGCCTAATGTTCCTAAACAATTGACAGAGTCTGTTAATAACCATAATAGATCTCGTTACAATTTTAAGTCTATCGATATTATATCAGTAGATGTGCATGATATAGATGCAAAGTTAGTAGAGTCAGTTAAGAATAATAACTTTGAGTTGTTTGCTAAGTCTTTACCTAGTACTATTAAAGAAGGACAAAAGCTATTCAACGCTATTCGTTCTGGTTTAGGTTTGAAAGAAGTATTTAACTTTAGACAGCATATTCAGTTGCCTACACTGTCTAAAGAACGTGAAGCATATGTTAATGGTGAACTCTTTAAAATTGGCGATGTAGTTGAAGTGAAAGAAAATAAAGAGATCGGTCAGATCCAAAGATTAGGTTCTAATTATGTAATCATAGAAACTTATGAAGGCACTAAGCAACGTAAATGGTTGCGAGATGTTATTAAAGTTGAAGAAGCAGTCATCAATCAAATGCTCGAAAAAATGGGCAATGCTTGTTGGTCAGATACGATGGTTAGTACGAAAGAAAAAGGTGGTAAAATGCCATCTATAAATAAGAACAACAAAACTAAATATAAGTCATTCAAAGAAGGCTTATCAACATTCGATGGGAATAAAAAATGAGCGAAAGAATCCTCAAACTTTTAGGTACTGAAGCAGCATTATCAACAGCTACTACTTTAAGCGGTGCACAATTAGTACGTGTCTACAACGATACGGCTGGTGCAGTATTAATTACTGTTAAGCTAGACTCTACTACAACTGGTACATGTACAGTTAAATCTGGTGATACAGTCTTTATTCGTAAACAAGTAGCAGAGACTATTGCAGCAGCATCAGCAGTGAAAGCTGTATCTGTTGCATTCGGAGACTAATATGAAAACTCTGAAGGATTTTTTAGAAGCTCGAATGATTGCTACAGGAGATTTCAAGATCTCTGCATCTGGTCGCAAAGTACGTAGACTAATTAAAGTTGGTGATGATGATTATAATAAAGCCGATGATATTGATAAAGATGGTGATGTAGATGCTGATGATGCGAAGCGTAAGAAGATGCAAGGTGAATCAGTAGAACACATCGAAGAAGCTACTGTTAAATCTCAGAGTTATTCATGGGGTACAATGAAGACTGTGCATCATGGTAAAGACTTCTCAATCCCTCTCCATCCAGAACATCACAAACCAATTGCTGCATTAAAACATGGTGAATCTCATTCATTTAAAGATGAGACAGGTCGTAAATGGAAAGCCACACGTGAACATGATACAGTGCACTTCCATGGTGGTTCATATGGCACACAAAAGACTTCAGTTAAACATGATACTATGAAAGAGTCTGTTGAAATCACAGAAGCTTCAGAACATTTAGTTCATGTATCTGATGGTTCTAAGTATGATGAGAAACCACATCCTAAAGATGTAGAACATGTAATGTCAGGTGTTAAGAAACACAATGGCGAATTTGATGGTCACTCAGATAAAGGCGTATACTTCAAGTTTAAATCACATGATGATGCTAGAAGTTTTAAGAAGCACGTAGATAGTTGTCCTAACCATTCATGCTCAGCAGATCTACATGAAGATGTAGAACAAGTAACTGAAGCAACAGATAAACAAGATGCAAGACTATTACAACTTGCTCGTTTAGGTTTATTAGATAAATCTGATATTGCATTATTCAGAACATCAATGCAAACGTTTAAATCTGATAAACAACTATCAATCAAACAGCGCGCACTATTATTGACAGTGTACGATGAATTGGTTAACTTAGTAACAGGTGATGATGCATTGTTTAATCGTACAAAGATCGATCTTCAGCGTGAAGAGACAGAACAATTAGATGAGATATCTAAATCAACACTAGCTTCTTATATCCCTAAAGCCGCTAAGGATGCACGTATTCATGGTCAAATTGCATCAGATTTTGCTGCTAGAGGTAAGACTGCTAGAAAACCAGGTTCAAAAGAAGCATGGAATAATCTATCTCAAAAATATAAAGAGAAAGCTTGGAAACGCGATGATGGTATAACTAAAGCCGTTACTAAGTTAACTAAAGAAGAGACAGACTTAGAAGAAGGCAAGCGCGGATTGTGGGATAATATCCATGCTAAAAGAGAAAGAATAGCTGCGGGATCTGGTGAAAAGATGCGTAAACCTGGAAGTAAAGGTGCACCTACAGCTCAAGATTTTAAAGATGCAGCTAAGACTACTAAAGAAGAAACGCAGCACGAAGGTTATTACAAAGACATCGATACAAACAACAAAGAGACAGAACGTTTAAGTGGTTCATGGAAAGTAGAAACTCCATGGCGTAAAGTTAAATCTGGTTCAGATACAGTGACAGATAAATCTGGTGCTAAGCATGGACCAATGTCAAGAGTTCGCCATCTAGCTAGACTAGCAAGAGCAAAGAGTAGCAAAGAAGGTAAGTAAAGATGGGCACCGTTGAAAACGTCAACATAGAAAGAATTACTAGATTGGAAACTCAGATGGCCGATTTGAAAGAGGATGTAGCTGCTGTTAAGCAAGATGTAAAAGAATTACATTCTCGCATTTCGACCGGCAACCGTGAGATCATGGATAAGTTTGAACAAAAGATTGATGAACTTGCTAAAGCTGATAAAGATCAACACACAGCTCTAAAAGAAACGATGGAAAACGTTAAAGAACGTGTTGACATATTAGAGAGATGGCGTTGGATGATTGTTGGTGCAGCAATAGTATGTGGTTATTTACTAGGTAATGGCGAAATATTAACAAAGCTTTTAATTAAATAAAGTCTATAAAGGAAAAACAAAATGACTTGGGGTATTTTCAAAACAGATTCAGTATCTGAAGCATATAAAAAGATGAAAGCTGAAGAAGCTTCTTGCGATAAAGATATGAAAAAAGAAGAGCTTAAAGGTAATCAAGATAAGCTCGATAAGAACAAGAATGGTAAGCTCGATAAGAAAGATTTCGAGATGCTTCGCAATGAAGATTATGATGATGAGACTGCCATTAATAAGTCAGATGTTCCTGCTTATAAGCGTAAAGACAATAAGCTTACACTAGCTGACCTTGAAAAAGAACGCACAAAGAATAAGAGCCATCCAGAAACTCTAGCTAAAAACAACGGTACGAAGAACGAATCAGTTGAACAGCTTGATGAGATGGAGTTTGATAAGAACGGCGTTTATAGACATCATGCAAAACCTGGTGTTTACGGCGGATCTGAAAAGGAAAAGCATGTTGTTGATACACTAGCTGGTCCTAAAAAATCAGACTTAGAAAAGATTGCTGCTAAGAAGAAAGTTAAGAAAGAAGACTTCGAACTCTTCAATGAAAAAGAATTAGATATGCTTATCAATGAAGTATTGACATCAAATACTCCAGCTGGTAAGTGGATAAGTGATTTCGTACATAGCGATAATCCAAAATTTGCAGGTAAATCAAAAGAAAAACGTAAGCAGATGGCACTAGGTGCATACTATGCTGCTCAACGTAAAGAATCTACAGACTATGAATCGTTCCTAGTTTTAGATGAAGCCGTCCAAGGTGACATTGTTAAGATGGATGCCAAGGAAATCAAACATGCAAACATGAAGGATAAACAAGATGAAGCAGAAGTTATGGAACCTCATTCAGAGGGTGAGCAAGGTTTTCTCGACGCCCACTCCGTCCTCGTCACAGACGAACCAAACAAAGACGGAACTCCAAATGGAGGAGATAAAGCCAAGCGAGCAGAAGGACCTAAAGGAAAAGGTCCAGGTAGCTATGATGCCAAGGAAAAACTCGGCAAGCAAGGCGAAGTCAAAGAAGCCGTCTACAAAACAGCAGCCGGCGAAGAAATCGACACAGAGCCAACCGAAAAGAAAACCAAGAAAACCTTCGGTGAAGTAAAAAAAGCTGTATCAAAAAAGGTGGACGACTACGATAGTCATCAATCTTAACAGTAGTAAATAGTAGGGAGAGATGTTCTCCCTACTTTAATTTTGTCATAGGATATTATGAACAGCTTTGAAAAACTTACGAGCAAGAACTTTGCTTTATTTGCGGCTAAGAACTATAACAACCCGCAGTGTATGACAACAGAAGAATTCCAAGAAGATCTTCAGAAGTTTAAGTACATAAAAAGATTGTTTAACCGTTATGAAACAACGGGTGAATTAGGCGAGCGTTTAATATTAAATCATTTGATCGTACTTTATAATGTATTTGGTATCAACGCAGCAAATCACATGATGTTCTATAAGATTGATAAAAAGAACTGGCCTTTATTAAAGACGTTTTTAGTCTATTTGAATTATTTGCCAGAGGATCAATATGTTGAAGTACCTCTTGACCAGAAGGTCATAGATGTATTAAGGAAAATTTAAGATGGCACTAGTACAAAGAGCGGTAGACATATACTACACCTTTAGATTCTTGCGCCAATTAGTAACACCATGGAATGAAACGAAAGCGTTTCAACTTGGATTAATTGACGCAGATGGTAAGAAATTAAGAAGCGCAGTAACACCAGAAGAAAAAGATGCATATACTTTCTTTTTTAGGTTGGTGTATAATTTAAAAAGATTATTAAATAAAGTTCCATTTGGTAAGACTAAGCTAGCATCATATGCTGCAGCATTGTGGCTTATCAAAGAAAATACAAACATGAGTAGCGAAGCTATCCTTGAAGGATTCAAGCGATATGCTAGTGAAAATGGAATTGAACTAGATAATACATTATCAGAGTCTAAGACTTGGATGGTGAAGGATAATAACTTATTACCTGGAAAATACAAGTTGGCAGAACACTGTATCTCTCCATCTA